GGGTGAATGTGCCGATTGCTTGACAGCATGCCTGACACCATGAGCCAGCTCGCCCTGCTTGACGAATTCAGCCCCGCCGAAGTGGCTGCCGCAGTGAGCGTGCGTGAGGCTGAACTGGCCGCGCTGGGACCGAGCCGAGCGCTGCGCATGCGTCACCAAGCCAAGACCCGCCGCGTCGACAGCGACGAAAAGCTGGCGGCCCTGGTCCCGGCAAAAATTGACCCAGGTGACTCCTGGCACATCCTCAGCAATGGCGACATCGATGTGCTGAGCATCCTGCGCCACCTGCTCACGGGCGTCACCCACTTCGACAGCGTGCTGGTCACCACATGGCGCATCAACAAGGAAGACCTGGAGCAGATAGACGCATGGCTCGATGCTGGCCGCATCGAAGAATTTCACCTACTGATCGACCAACGCTTTGGCCGTCTTGCACCCGATGAATACCAGATGGCCAAGCGCATGGCGGCCGACTATTGCGGCAGCGTCACCACCTGCCTCAACCACAGCAAAGTGACTTTGTGCAACAATGCCGCCGCCAATGCGTGGCTGGTGGTTGAGTCCAGCGCCAACGTCAACACCAACCGCCGCCTTGAGCAATCCGCTGTGCACAACAGCCAACCACTTTTCGATTTTTACAAAGAGGCCTTCGATGGCATCCGCAGCCGCCGCCGAACCGCAGCGCCTTAAACAGGCCGCGCTGGCCCGCACGCTGGGCGTGTCACGCCAAGCCATTGGCGAGCTGATCAAGCGCCAGATCATCCCCATTGCACCTGATGGCCTAGTCGATGTAGAGATGGCCCGCATGGCGATTGCCAGCCGCGTGCGCCCAAGCGGCAAGACTGCCGCCGCAAGCGGCACTGCAACCACGCCGCCGACTCAGACCACGCCCGCCGCACTGCCCACCGCCGACGCAGTGATGTCCTACCACGTCGCAAAAACCCTGCGCGAAGCCGCTGAGGCCAAGATTGCCCAGCTCAAGCTGGCCGAGATCCAGGGCCACCTGGTGCGCGCCGATGATGTGCGGGCATCGCTGGCCCGGCGCTTTGCCGTCTACCGAGAGGGCCTGCTGCAGATCCCGGGCCGCCTGTCCGCCCAGCTGGCGGCTGAGACTGACCAGGCCAAGGTGCATGCCCTTATTGATCAAGAGCTTCGTGCGGTGATGGCTCAACTAGTGGCACAAAAGTAACCGGCCATGGGCGCTTTCGATCAATTTCCTTTTCTGGCTGATGCCGACGATATCGTCAGCGAGCAGGAGGATGAGTACGCATCACCGCCCGCCCTGCAATCCGTCACCACCTGGGCCGAGGCCAGCATCATCCTGTCGGCCAAAGACAGCGCCGAGCCCGGCACCTACCGCGCCGACCGCACGCCCTACGCCCGCGAGCCGATGGACTGCCTCAGCCAGCACAGCGCGGTCGAGGAGGTCATCCTCATGTGGGGTGCGCAGACCGGCAAAACCCGCATCGGCAGCAACTGGCTGGGCTACCTGATCGACACCAACCCCGGCCCGGTGATGATCGTGCAGCCCACCATCGATATGGCCAAGCGCTACAGCCGCCAGCGCGTGGCGCCCATGCTCGAGGAAAGCCCGGCCCTGCGCCGCAAGGTGCGAGAAAACCGCAGCCGCGATGATGCCAACACCACGCTGCTCAAAGAGTTTGCCGGCGGGTTCCTGGCTGTGGCCGGTGCCAACAGCGCCGCCGGCCTGCGCTCGATGCCCGTGCGCGATCTGTTCCTCGATGAGGTCGACGGCTACCCCATGGACGTGGACGGCGAGGGCGACCCCTGCGCGCTGGCCGAGGCCCGGCAGTCGACGTTCAGCCGCCGCAAACGGTTACGCACCAGCACGCCCACCACGCGGGGCGTCAGCCGCATTGAGGCCGCCTACCAGGCCGCCGACCGCTGCCACTTTGAGGTGCCATGCCCCCACTGCCACACCCACCAGGTGCTGGAGTGGGGCGCCGACAAGGCCCACGGCATCAAGTGGGACCGGCTGGATGACGGATCACCAGACCGCGAGAGCATCCGCTACGTGTGCCAGCACTGCGGTAGCGAGATCCGCGAGCACCACAAGGCCAGCATGCTGCCCGCCGGCCGCTGGGTGGCCGAGGCGCCCGGCGCCCAGGGCGGGCGCGTGCGCAGCTTTCACCTGTCCAGCCTCTACGCCCCCCTGGGGTGGCTCAGCTGGGCGCAGCTGGCCGACGAGTGGCACAAGGCCATCGAGGCCGCCCGCACCGGCGACAGCAGCCTGCTGCGCGTGTTCGTCAACACCCGCCTGGCCGAAACCTACGAAGAGCAAGGCGACAAGGCCGACCAGCACGCCCTGCGCAAGCGCGCCGAAGCCTACCCCCTGCGCACTGTGCCGCACGGCGGCCTGGTGGTCACCGCCGGCGCCGACGTGCAGGGCGACCGGCTCGAGGCCTACGCCTGGGCCTGGGGCCGCGGTGAAGAGTCGTGGCTGGTCGACCACACCATCATCTACGGTGACCCGGCCCTGCCCGAAAGTGAGCCCGGCAGCCCCTGGGCCGCGCTGACCGAGTGGCGCCGCCTGCCCCTGCAGCACGCCAGCGGCGCGGCCATCAGCATCACCGCCACGGCGGTCGACAGCGGCGGCCACCACACCGATCTGGTGTACCGCTACGCCCGCCGCCACGCGGGCGAGCATGTGCTGGCCGTCAAGGGCGCCAGCACCCCGGGCCGGGCCATCATTGCCAAGCCCAGCCAGGTCGAGTTCAACCACCACGGCAAGCGCATCAAGGGCGGCGCCCAGGTGTGGCTGGTGGGCACCGACACCGCCAAGCACCTGCTGTATGGCCGCATGCAGGTGCAAGAGGCCGGCCCCGGCTATGTGCACACCAGCGCCGCGCTGCCCGGCTACGTGTGGGAGCAGATCACCGCCGAGCGCGTGGTCACCCGCTACGTCAAGGGCCACCCCCGGCGCGAGTGGGTCAAGCCCGCCGGCCGGCGCAACGAGGCGCTGGACTGCGCCGTCTACGCCATGGCCGCGGCCTGGCACATCGGCGTGCCGCGCCACACCGACGCCCACTGGCAACGGTACGAGGCCCGCCTGCGCCAGGGCGATCTGCTGGCATTGACACTTGACACCGAGGCGGCGACACTAGAAGCCGTCGCGCAGTCGGAGGCGGCCCAGGGTGATGAACCCCAGGCCACCGCTACCGAGCAGCAGGGGCCACAACAGCAGGGCGCAAAGCCCGCACCAGCACCACGCCCCGAACCCCCACCGCAAGACACCAGGGCGCAACCGCGCCCGCCCAAGCGTCACGTCCGGCGCGCGGGATGGGTGACCAAGTGGTGAGGGCATGGCATGGCAGACATCGTTGATCGAATCCTGGGCCGCATCAGTGAGCTAGCGCCCGACGTGCGCCGCGACGTGCTGGCCCAGGTGGACGTGGAACTGCGCGCCGACCTGGGCGGCTGCAATGGCGGCTACATCGCCAAGCGCCCGGCCGAGCAGCGCGCCTGGGTGATCGGCCAGCACCTGCAGGCCGGCGCCCCGCTGGCTGAGTGCTTTGCCGCGGCTGGCACATCGCGCCGGCACGGCTACAAGCTGCTGCAGCGTCCTCTGCGCAAACCCGCCCGCTAGGCGGCTGTGCCATTTCTCCATCTGACCGGGCCACGCCAGGCCCGGCAGCATGCGCGCAACCGCGCCACCCAACCCAACAGGACCACGCCATGACCATGCAGATCACCATGACCCAGACCCGCATGGGCGAAAGCGGCAGCCTGCTGGTGTCGGGGTCGACCTACACCGTCAGCGACGCCTTCGGCGCGGCCATGGTGGGTGCGCGGTATGCCATCGACACCAACGGCGCGTTGACGCCTGCGCCGTCGGCGCTGAGTGTGAGCGAGGTGGCTGCTGCCCGAGCCCTGGTGTCAGGGGCTGGGGTTCGAGGCCGTCGCGTGCGCAGCATGCTGGGTGCCGAGGCCTTCGACCTGATGGCAGTAAGTGGCCTGCCTGCTGGCGCCAGTTTCAGTGGCGCTGGCTCCTACCTGTCGGCCGGCAATCTTGCTGTGCAATCCACCGGCGCGATCTCCCACAACCCGACTGGCTGGTATGACGGCACGCCATGCCTGGAGTTTGTGCCCAACACCGACAGCAATGCCGAGTTCCG